TTATTTAAAAGAAAGTAAACGCAAGCCATTTAAAATCACTAAAATCGTTGAGCCTTCGTGTCCAACAACACCAAGCGGCAAGTTAACTACCTGAAAAACATTGGCTAAAATCAATAAGGTAATCACAGATAAGGCAAAAACAATATTTTGTTTGATAATGGTCTTCATTTTGCGGGAAAGTTGAATCGAAAATGGAATACGAGTCAAGTCATCCATAATCACACTGTCTGCACTTTCCATTGCAATATCTGTTCCTGATCCAATAGCATAAGAAACATCTGCTTGAGCAAGGGCAGGAGCATCATTAATACCATCTCCTACCATGGCCACAAAACCATATTTAGTCTTTAATTCTGCTAACTTAGCCACCTTATCTTGAGGCATACAGTTGGCTACCACTTCATCAATACCAAGTTTTTGTGCCACATAATTGGCGGTTCGTTCTTGGTCACCTGTTAACATGACTGTCTTGATTCCCATGGCATGAAGAGACTCAATAGCACGTTTTGATTCTATTTTGATATCATCCAAGAGGGCATAGTAAGCTATCAATTGATGGTCACGTGAAACAAAGATTAGGGTTTTCCCTTGATTTTCTTCCACTTGGATAGTTTCTTCAAAAGCTGATAGGTCTTGAACCTTTTCCAAAATGAAGGTTTTCTTGCCAATTCGCCATTCTTGCCCTTGATAGAAGCCCTGAAAACCTTTCCCAGAAATTTCTTCTAAGTGATCAAAGGTCAGTGGCTCCAATTTTTCAGTGTATTCAAGAAGGGCTTTAGAAATAGGATGGGTACTAGCAGCCTCTGCTCCTTTTACCAGTCTATTCACGAGCAACTCATCTTCCAAATAATGAGCATTCACAACAGAAGGTTTTCCTTGGGTGAGCGTTCCCGTTTTATCCATGACAACAGCCTTAATATCTCCCATGTTATCGACAATATCCCCTCCTTTGATAATCAATCCCTTTCTGGCTGCACGAGAAATAGCAGCCAAGCTAGCAGGTGTGGAACTGGCAATTAGGGCACATGGTGAAGCTACTGTTAAGAGAATCATCCCTCGGTAAAAAGCAGCCAACCAAGTCCAAGAAAGCACAAAGTGGCTAAAGAGGATAAAGGCAGGAATAAGGACGAGCACAAATTTGACATAACCATCTTCTAAGCTTTCGATAAAGGTGGCGGTTTTGCTTTTCTTTTCTTGGGCAGATTCCACCAGATTAATAATCTTGGCAAAGAGAGTATCGTCATTTTCAATAGTAACCAACATATCTATGGTTTGTCCTTGGTTAATGGTTCCCCCAATCAGATCCTGGCCTTCTGCCTTATCAACAGTGATAGGCTCACCAGTGACCATAGATTCATCAAATTGACCAAAAGGACTAAGCAACTGCCCGTCAATTGGAACAGCTTCGCCTTTACGAACTTGTAAACAGTCACCAACACTCAAGGATCTGGTCTCAACTTCTAAAATATGGCCATCTTCTTGGTATTGACGAGCTGTATCTGGCGTTAAGGACATCAAGGCTGAAATAGCATCCTTACTTTTTTCCATGACCATTTCTTCAAGCGTATTGGACAACGAAAAGATAAAAATAAGCAGAGCACCCTCCAGCCAATAGCCGATAATTCCAGCACCGATAGCTGCCAAAATCATCAAAATATCCACTGACAAGTGTTTGTTCTTCACCAAATCCAATATACCCGTTTTTGCAGACGCATATCCTCCAATCAAGAAGGCTGTAATGAAAATAGCGGAAGCCAGTTGTGGAAATGAGTGTAAAAAGGCTAGGCCAATTATTATTAATACCAAACACGCTAAAGTCTCCATTAAATGAAGATGGTCTGCCATCCATTGTCTGATTGTCATTTTTAGTTCCCTCGCAATTAAAAGTTATCTCAATCCTTAAGATATATTAATTATAATAATTCTAAATAAATAAGTCAAGTAATTTAGAAACATTCTAAATAAACTTTTTTAAACTTACCTTTTGCTTTCAAAAATCCTAACTTCAACTATTTGCAAATATGAAAAAAACTCCCCCTACCTGCGGAAATGATATACTAATAGAAGGATGACTGACCATTATAGAGTGCATGCATTAGAACTTAGCTTAACTGAAGAGAAAACTACTAACTTTATGCCCCAAATATAAAAAAAGAACCTTGTCGCTATCAATAAACATCGATAGCAACAAGATTTTTCTAGACGAATTATTTAACAGCGTCTTTTAAAGATTACTTAATATTGTGCACATATAATATAATAAACTTTGATTTTATAAAGCTACAAAATAACGAAACTTTATATAATTGCTTCGAATCAACTATGTAAGTTTTAAACTTATGCCCCCTATTTACCCCTTTAATAAAACTACTTCTCAGGGGGCAAAGAAAATACTTATCTCGAAAGCTCCACCAGCACCTCTTCCACTTTTTCGTCTGTCACAACTTCTCCATTCTTTACTTTCTCATGTGGCAAAACATAATCAAAAATCTGTCCGTTTTTACGCACGATCATAACTGTGTCTCCTGTGATATATCCATTGTCAATCGCTTGCTTAAATTCATCGTATGTTAACATAAGCACCTCCTACCTATATATTCGTAAAAAAGCCAAATCTAGTGAGAAAAGATTTGGCATGTTTATTATTGATTTGCAGAGAATGTCCCTTGGTTGTAGTCTATTGTATACCCATTAGCTACATTATATACAATTACTTTTTCGTTAATCGTGTTATCTGAAGATAGTACAGACACCACTACCGCTCTTGGTACCAACTCATTGCCTTGGTATATTGGCATTGCTTCATAGTAAAGGTAACCGTCACGATGGGCTTCTAGCCACTTCTGAGATTTAATTTCTGTATATCTCATCCCTCCATTGCCAGAACGACCTCCAACATTTTGTGTTCTTGTTCCTGTAATAGCATTTACCCTAAGGGCATCTCCGCCGAGACTATCTGCAATTAAATGACTCTTATTCCAAAAATAACCTTGATAAGAATCATCACCTAACCCCTTTATAACATAGACTTCCCCATTTTTATTTCCTAGCCATCCTGACAATGTTTCTGCTTTACTACGTTTAAAATCTTTTCTTATATTGTAACTACCTAACACATTATTGAAGGTCAAAGTTCCTCTAACTGTTAATGTTCTGCCAAGACTGTCAAGACCACCATAGACTATTTGGCCTTTTGGTGGAAATAAATTTTCTACTATTCCACTTTCTCCTAATACTTTATAATAATTTGGGGAAGTTTCTAATGTCCACGACAAAGCTTCAGGTAGATATCTATCTGAGGAGTTATATCTATTAGCAACATTAACTTCTTTAGTATCAGCTAAAGTAGGCTGTTGATATGATAATGATATAGGAGATGATATTAGAAGAATTAGAAATATGCTAGAAATAAATTTACGTAATCTTATGGCGTTCATTGTTCGACCTCTTTTTTTATTTTTTTATTCTCACTAATTACATTATATGTTTACTCAATTGGTTAATCAAATTTTTTTAACATTTTTGAAATTTAACCGATCGTGTTAATATGTTTACATTAGTATTTCTAAGTAAACGTTGTTTTCAAAATTAAAACAAGTTTAACTATAATTAGCATCTAATAAAAAAACCGCCCTCAATCAAGAGAGCGGTTGGTTTATTATTTTAGTTTTTCTTTGACAGCGTCTACTGCCCCTTCGACTACTTCTTTGGCATCATCTGCTAGTTCTTTACCTTTAGCAATTGTTTTTTCAACAAATCCTTTTGCCTCTAACTCTTTATCGCCAGTTAGCTTACCAGCTCCTTCTTTAAGGCTACCTGAAGCTTGTTCAACTTTTGCTTTTAGTTTTTCTTCTGACATAATATGCCTCCTTTGATTTTTACTTTATAATAACACTTTGATTATTTCTAGGCAAATAAAAAACAGCCCACATAGGCTGGGAAAAAATAGCTTTTATATTTTATGGATGATAACTATATACTAACACACAACAAATAAAAAAAGCAAGAGTCGCTAGTGTCAGGCGATTCTTGCTAAAAAATTCTATTTTTTTGAATTTGTAAAAGCAGTGCACTTTATTCCATTAATCATTGCCTTAACAGAATCATAATCTTTAAAACCTAAAAGCTTTGCCCTACTGTCATCTTCTTTACAAAGAGCCTTCAAACTAGACTGTATTTTTCTCCATTGATATTTGGAGTTAATAGTATTTACAAGATAGACTACAATAGCAATAATAACGGATAACTTATTAGAAGGTTTAGTCACGTTATGTTTAATTTTTACTGTATCAATATAATTTCTCCATTCAGAACGAAGTTTAGGCTTTGTTGTGATTTGAATATCCAGTACATTTGAATTATGAGCACATACATTTCTTATGAAATTCAAACATTTAAGCCACGAAACAAGTTCTTCTGGTGTACAACTGTAATATTGACAAATCTGTTTAATGTTCTTCTCGCTCATGATTGTTAAGATTGAAACGATGTCACCAAACATCAATAAATCAATAGCAAGCCACACTGTTGGGAATCCATCTGGATCAAGGTTAATTGATTTTTGTAACTCAGTTAGTTGAGATTTTCTTACAGTATTCAATAAATTCTTTTTAATCCTAAATTGTCTTTTTTCAATATCATATTTTGTAAACTTATTCCTATTAGCCCATGAAGAGAAATTTAAATATCCAAATGCTCCGTATCTATCCCCCAAAACAAAAGAAATTTTTGTTTTAATAGACACTTCAATTTTTTCAATAGCGTGCAGTAGATAGATTCTTAAGTTTTTATCCTGATAATATCTTGCCAAAACTTCTGCAAACTCAATATTATCATATAAAATATCTTTCTCCTCACCATCTTGTCGCTTTATTTCAAGTGGTTTTGCAAATTCTTTAATTCTATAATAACTGATGTGTTTGATTTTCTCTACATCATCAGCTTTAACAATTAATCCACGTTTTTCAAATAACCTAATTTGATCTTCCCATGTCAAAGCTAAAGGTTGTTTCATAACTCTCCTAACGATATAAAAAAAGCCCCATATCAGAACGTATCTGCCTTTAAAGGAATGGGGGGTTTGTCTTGTTAAGATAATTATACTTTTTTTAAAAATAATGTCAAGACACAAGATCGTGTCTTGAAACTTATAAATTCAAGCGAACACAACATATTGAATGATTGTATATAAAAATACATTTTTTAACACAATATATTGTAAAAATTTTGTTGCATTCACTATTAATAACAAAAACAGCCCCCGCAAAAAAGCGAGGGCATTTGTCTTATCTTAAGGAGCTTTACCTCCTAAATTGGTTTTTAGTTGCGGTGTAAGTGACACCATTAATAGTAATCTCAATGCTATCAATAACCACATCAATCTTGTCAGACTGCCCGACACTGATGTCGGTCTGTTTGTCATACTTGTTAAGTGGTCCATTTTCCTGCTCGATTGCTTTTAATCTGCTAGACATGCCTACAATATAATTATCATAACCACTAGCAGCATAATCATAGACAGCACCACCAACCTTAAACATGCCTTTCACAGCCTCGCTGAAATTCTTAGCACCACTGACCTTATAAGAGCCATTGGCACGGAGTAAGTAAAACCAATCTGTAAGGAAATCATCCACACTTGAATAGTGCATATAATGACCACCCTCATTTAATGGTCGAGCTGTGCCTTTGGTAACTGTTATACCGCTTGGACGATTACCTTGGCCAGTCCATGTCATACCGCCCCAGTTGTTATCTGAGCGACCTACGGCAGATTGACCCCAAAGCCCCTCAAAATGCAACACAGTAATGGCATAGCTTGGCAAGATGTCATGTTCCTTGCATTTGGCTAGGATTTTATCCAAGACTGTCTTTTTAAGCACAGCACCATTAAACAATAAGTCTCCGTCTTGTTTGACAGCAGGGCTTTGCTCCGCTACTTGTGGCTGTTTAAGCATCTCGTTTACTTTTGCTTGAACGGCATCATAGTTAGCACCAAGTGAGATTTTGCGCTGCTCGCCACTACCATGTTTGCCAGATAAGACCTCTTGAGCTAGCTCATCAATGCTTTTGCTACCGACACATTTGTCGGTACCTCCGACGTAACGATAAGCGTAAGAGTACATCCAACCGCTCGCTGCTGCTGTTTGATTGTAGTTATCAATTGTGATGTTATTATTTGCGTAATTGCAGTGGATAATGTTATCAGCATCAATAAACATCACAACGTGACCACCAGCACCTGCTGATTGCCCACGGAATCCCCAGATAGCAATGTCAGCCCGTTGGCTATCCCAATCCTCATTCTCTGCGATTAACTCAAAGCCGTTTTGGACTAGCCAGTCGTGCATGTACTCTGTATTGAGTAGCCAACCAGGATTACTAGCTCCTGCATAGATTAAAGCACTACAAATAGCGCTTGAGCAGTCATAGCTGTCAGGACCATTACGATAGTCCATGGAATAGCTAACACGACCCTCTTTTAAACCCATCCAAGCTATGGCTTTTTCGGTATCTACTGTCATTTGTCATCCTCCTTATCTAAAAACGGATAAAAGATAAGAGCAACCACAGATAATGGCACATACAGTATTGCGATTGCTATAACTAATGCTAATCGTGTGATTGCTCGCATGGCTTATTCCTCGTCTTTAATTTGTGACACGTTCATCAGGACACATGTTAGTCCTGATAGCAGTACCGCTGACAACATTGTTGGCCAGTTAACATCCGTAATCAACACGCTTGACCCGATAAGACCAACCGCAGTTTGTGCCATTGTTTTGATTGTTTTAATTCCTACTTTTTTAAACCATTTGCTCATTTTTCTTCCCCTTTTTTAAATAGCGTGATAATACGCTCCTTGTTGATAATAACTTCGTCTTCGACGCGACCTAAACGTTCCTCGTGTCGGTCGATAATTTTTTTGGTAATTTCACGATCGCGATCAAGATTTTTAAGCTCATAAGCTAACTCTTTGAGAGAGTCCTTGAGTTGAGCCATGGCAAACTCATTAGCTTCCATAGCTTTTTTAAAAGGCGTTACAACTGCCTTCCAAAGACCAAAAACAGACATGAGAGCCGCTGCCGCAGCTCCTGCCTGTAGTAAATCAAAGTGCATCTAACCACCTCTAATCCTGCTTAACTAGATCCGCATATTTAATGACTGTGACTTTATCCTCTGACTCGAGCTCCTCTAAGGTTTGTTTGTCATACTCAAATGGCTCGTTAACGTGCACAAAGACAAGGTTGCCTTCTCCTGCCTGCTCTTCGTGCGACTCGTCTACTACCGTAAAGACATCATAGGCTTGATACTCACCTTTTTTGGCTGGCTCGATTAGCTCTAAAAGACCTTTGTAAATATCGGGTTCCACTTTGCTTCCGCTTGTTAGTAGATGGATTGCTTGTAGATTAGCCATTTTTTGAGATTTTGCAATGACAAGCTCCAGAGATTTAGCTTGTTTTTCAGCGGCTTCTGCTGTTACCTTTGCTTGCTCCGCATTTTGCTCAATCTCTTTTTGTGCGAGGCTCAACTCTTCCACTTTTTGCACTGATTCTGCTACGGCGTATTTAGTCACATACTCGCGTACAAAAGCATCTAGCCCCTCTTTAATAAGGTTATCTGCTAACTTAGCTGTCTGATCACCGATTAATTCAATGGGGATAAATAGCCCATTGTCACCGATTAAGCGAACCTCTGTTTTTACAACTTTACCGCCTTCATGAATTGGATAAGGTTTGCCTGATAGTGTTAATGTCTTCATAGTTATTCTCCTTTGCTTCCTTCGTATTGCTCTAAGATGCTGTCAACAATAATGATTTCTTGAGCTGTAAACTCATCTTCAGATTCGGCTAAATATTCCAAAAAATCGATAAATCGCTTGGAGTACTCACCCCCTTTAATCACAATTTCTTCATCAGCTAGCTCGTTGAGTAGGCCGTTGAACTCGTCGAGTTTAGCGGGGTCTGCTAGCTTGATGTTTTTGTGCTCATCAATGACAAACTTGCCATCTTTGTCTTTTTGAGCATACAGATCAATAAGGTCACCCTCATCCTTGGCGTACTCTTTGATTTTATCTACTACTTTTGCGAGTAGCTTAGCACGTCCGCGGTTTGCTCGCATGTTGGTGACCTTGATTTTGTCTAGTACACGATATAGTGTGTTTAAATCGTTGTTTTTAATAGTTAATTGCATATTATCTCCTGTTAAATTTTTGTGATGTAGTTATTCAATTCCCTATTCACAGCACTTGTAAAATTGCTATGAGCAGTATTCCAGCCGACGTTAGCCAAGTGCCTCCAACAGCGGCCTAAGGCTACTACAGCCACATACAAGTCGTTCATGTCGAGCACTTTTTCCATTTTGTCTGGTCTAAATTTAAATCCTCGATTGATGCTAAAGTCATCTGCAATCAAGACATTATCGCCGTATAGCTCGGTTTGGTCGACTGCAGCAGTGTGGTTGTAGCCTGTAGCGTGCCTAAAGCAACGCATACCCGCAAAACGTCCAGATGACGCACTGTTAATCCCGTCACCAGACGAGGTTATCCCGATTGATGCATACAACGCTGAGCCTGTATAGCCTTTTGGTGTCGCATTACTAAAGTGTACAAAGGCAGTATGTGTGCCGTCTCTACGTACCAAGGCATTGTTGCCACTATTAAAATTAATAGTTGCGTCTCGATTAAATGTCATATTGGCATTATTCAAATCCCATTGACTAGCTCCATTAGTTGCTGCCATAACACCTCCAGTAATTTTGCTAGCTGATAATGTTACAGATTGGACTGACGTTGCAAAGATGTCTTTAGCAAACAAGGTCCTAAAATATCCCTCATTAGCAGTGAGTTTATTAAAAAAGGCATAGTCCATCTTAATTTTCTCACCAGTGATAGCTTCTGCCGCAATTCTATTACCGCTGAGATAGCCGGTATTAATCTTACCGGCATCCATGTTAGCAATGTGAGCATCTTTGATAACAGCGTTGTTGATGTAGCTGTTACCATCAAGAGTGATATTTTTTCCAGTGATTTTAACCCCAGACCTATCAAGATTGATTGCCGAGATAATCTCACTGCCAGTCATCTTGCTTGCTGGGAGTTTATCCCTGATTGCGAAGGCTATCTTGTCGTAACTCTGAGCAATAGTTGTCTCAACATCACCTTTTGATACCTTTGTGCTGATCAGGTCACTTAACTGATTAATCCGACTTGTAGCATTTGATTGATTATCACGTACAGTTGTTTGTAGTCCCTGTACAGTCTGAGACAAACTGCTGTAATTTTGGTTTGCATTTATGATTTGTGACTGCAATCCTTGTGCTGTCTGAGACAATCGAGAAACATCATTAGCTGCATTACTAACTCGTAAATCAATGCCACTTACCTTTTGAGATAGCGTTGAGTAGTTACCAATACCATCATCAAGACGACTGCTAAGACTATCAATTGTTTGGCTTAAACGACTGTATTTGCCATCAAGTCCACTAATACGACTATCAAACATTGATGCTAGCTGAGTACGTGCGGATTCAACTGACTCACTTTTGACAGTTTGTTTGATACCATTCAGAGTTTGCTCAAATTTGGAATATCGTTCATCATCAATAGACTTGACTTGTAACAATATCTGCTCAGCTGATTGCGCAATGGCACTTGACATCTCTTTGTTGGCGTACTCGACTAGCATTGCCTTATTATTGAACTTGATTTTGCCCCACAAATCTGACTTAGGGTCTTTTAGCTGTAAATCAAGCTCTTTGACCTGCTGAGCTAGTCCAAAAGCTTGTTGAGTGGTAACTTTAGGCTTTACAAAGTCGTGCATTGTATCGTCATCCTCGACCTGTAGCTTTTTGATTATGGTATTGCCAAGGCAACTACTGTTAAGTCTCACAGTCTCACTTGACTTATCTGCCTTAAAGGTCACATAAAAACGACCATCTGCAAAAGATAAGTCGTGCTCGTTTATTGTATATGTTGGGTCTCTGCTCATTTATCCTCCTTAATCTATTTTTTTAGTATGAGTTTTTTTAACTCAGCAATTTTTTCATCTACGTATTTTTTAGTCGCAGCATGTTTGCTAGATGTTGGATCGTTAACTGTTAGATTACCAGCTACAGTTGAATTTGCACCTGAGTGAAAGCCGCCATCTGGACCTACATAAAATTTGTCTTCATTTTTATTTCTAATCCTAAGCAACTTCCCTGTCGTGCCTGATGTTGAGTTAATGTAGATTCCTTGAGCGGCTGTTCCTGCACCGTTTGTCTTTTTGACAATATCAATGGATAACGCTGCCGCATTTTTATCATAATCCGCTCCAATACTTGGGTTCTCATGAGTAATTTTTAGCGTTCCTAGCGCTTTTTCTGACCCTCGTAGCTGCATCGCACTACCATTTTCATTGCCGCTAGTAATATTAAGCGCAGAGGAAAAATTAGGTGTGCTTGGCTGGCGCATCGCAATATTAACGGCATTAGTCTTACCGCTGTAATCGACAAAAAGCGCTGATTGATTGAAGGTCTCTTTACCCGTCCGCAAGCTCATTAACGGCCCATCACTGGTATCATTGTTAGAATAGACAACAACACCAGCACCTTCCGATTTAGACATATCAATGTTAATCGCTCCTCCTACGGAAGATGAGGGTTTAATACCACTTTTATTAGGTTTAAACTGTAGTTGACCTGTCATGACGCCGCCTTTGAGATTTAATTTCTTGTCAAGCTCTTGCTTCGATTCAGCTTTTGTATAGACGGTCTCTTTATCTGCTTTTTGTTGTAGTTTCTGAGCGGTCTCGACTTTTGTCGCTAATCCATCAATATCTGGCTTGTTAGTCAGTAGATTGTAATCGAGTGGACTAATGTATCCAAGGTCACTAAATCGATTGTGGCCATCACCTGCTCTGGCAAAACCTGTGTCTGTCTCAAAGCCTATCTCGCTCTCCAGTAAGATGACATCACTACGAGCCCACTCGCTAGCAGTCATCCGCTTAAATTGGACTCGCAGCGGTATATTTTCACTCATTTTTTACCTCCGTCTAATATAATTTGTGGACTGTCTGACCATGCCCCTGTGATAGTTGCACCTTTGGCATCTGCAATCTCTTTATAATCCATCTCCAGAGCCAATTCCTTAACCTCCGACGCGTTTAAATCTATCTGCTTAGATTTATACCAGTCGCTGGTTACAAGCACTGTGTAGCTAAACGGATAGACATTGATAGTCTCAGTATCCTTAGTCAAGCCAAAACTCTCGACAACTATTTTGGGATTTTTAGGTGTTAACACTAAGCGAGCACCTTTCATGTTAGCCTGTGTCACTGTGATTCCTACTTTACGCAGTAGCTCACAGGTTGCCTCAAAGCTGATAGTGTATGTCTTGCCTTCTTCAAAACCTTCACCATTATGGGCAATGTCAATATAACCTTGTTCAAAAGTAATAACTTTGTCAGTATCACCATCCAGTCTGTTGCGATTGTAAAACGTGCCGCCAGTTGATCCAACAATGTTAGCTGTAACTGTGGCAGTTTCAGACGTGTCTTCCAGTTTAGCTTTAATGTCAGCTAAGCTATCCTTGCTAAAACCGGCTTTGGCCAAAGCATCATCAATCTGCTTTTCATCAACTTCAAGGTCTTTAAGAGACGTTCTAAATTCTTCAAGTTTTTTATCAAAATCTTGCTCTTTAGTGTCAGCATCAGATAAAAATTTTTTGAGTCGCTCATCGACTGCCTTGGCTAGCTCCTCAGCTTCCAGCACTTTAGCGTTAACCTCAGCAACTTTGACCTCGGCATTAGCTTCAGCTTTTTTGATGCCATCTTCAATCTCTTCACGGAGTTTAGCTTCTTTTGTGTCAAAAATACGATTAGCATTATCAATCTGCTTTTGTAATTTTGCTTCAAATGCTGCGTCATGTTGAGCAGTTGATTCAGCTACCTTATTGTCAATTTGATTGCTAATTTGTTTTGCTAAGTTGGTCTTAATCTCTCCAAAGCTGATGGATTTTAACCGATTAGCCATAGGAGCGAACTGATAGCCAGTGATTTGCATTCGTAAGTCTCTGTCATAGAGCTCGTGGAAGACAATTGCTGTATCAAATAGCCTAACAGCACCCTCGTAGTTATTAGTAACATCAATTTTTAAACTATTACCTGGCATGTCGCAAAGAGTTTTTTCAAAGTATTTCTTGCCATATTCAAGCAAGTCCTCTTGCGTTTTGACATCTTGATCCTGCAACTTGATAGTCTTTTCAACAATTATCGGATGAGTGTCTTTGAGCTTGCTCTCAACAGTTACCCTAATCGTTTTCTTTTTGCTAACTTCATTGTGGCCAATGTTTCCATCTGAAGCTTCTCTGGTTTCTACTTCATGTTCTTCTTCTACTTCAGCAACTAAATGAAGGATAGAGACAAGCCCTTTGATAGTATCTGTTTCCTCATAAGATTTGAGGTTTTTCTTGTACATGAACAAGGTTTCGGTATCTTTGCCAGCTTTTTTGAGCAAGTTAATTTGGTATTTATTTCGTACAAGTTCGCCACCCCACTGCCCCATGATTGAGTGTTTGCCATTGGATAAAGCATCCATAACAGATACATCTGATTGATTAAATGTATGTCTGCCATCAATATCACTGAAGAAGCTAAATGGGTGCTCACGCTTGATACTACCTGCCAGCTCTGACATAACTTTCATACCTTGCGCTCTATCAACACTAATAGTGTCAATTGCATAGCCATTTAAGTCATCAGCGACCTGATTAGCATAAACGTTAATATAGCCATGCCGCTTAGTAATTTCAAAAATCCTAAAAAGCTGAGGACCATGCAGATCATCAGCTTCTAGGATTATTCCTTTTTTTATTAAAGGGCGATACTCGTGTTTAGCAGGATATTTAAAACTTAGTTTGTAATCACTATTGGCCTCCTGTATAATCTCATCTTCAAAGGCTGCTACGAGAGGTGTATTATCATCTTTAATTGATATCAAACCTTGTACCTCCATCTTGGACTAATTACTGTTCTGGTAATTCCTCCGCTAACGGCAATACCTTGTGTACCAGGTTGTATTTCAAAGAAACTTCCTCTTATCCGGATTGAATTTTTCACATTGCCTTCACCGTCATAGATGCATTGCTGACCATGTTTGCACTCGATCGTTGCTTTTCCTGATAAGTTTAATTCCATGACTTGTTCGCCGATTGTTAGCGTTCCTTTTCCAATACCCTCAACAACTATCTTAGGTTCACTGAAAACATTTCCTGTATTGTTAATGTTTCCGTTGCCTGTGATTGTGGCATCTGAGATACCTTTTGCGTATCTAAATGGATAAAGAGCAAGTTTGAGAGTCACCCTCCACGAGTTCATAGTCACAGTATTGATTTTGACAGATAGGCAATCATAGTAATAAAAAGAGTTAGGTATGTGCCAAAATTCGATTTTTTTACTAAGGCCGTCTAAATGATTAACTAGATTAACAGCATCATCAAAAGCACTCAAATGCCATGTTATCGTTGGTTTTGACTCATTGTATGACTCTAATTCCCTGCTAGCGCCATTCATGCCATAAGCTTTATTTTCGACAAAACTAGGGGATAGAACATCCCCCACATCGTAATCGGTCAAAACACAATTAGGGATTAAAGATGTGTCAAAATCATCAATAATAACTTTAGGTATCATACAATCCCCTCTCTAGCCATAATTTTGGCAAATTCTTCGTATAAAATAGCGCTGACTTTTTCTTTGTCTAGATAGACATCCGTATTTTTATCAAGGATATCTTGCAATAGAGCAAGCACCTTGACAAAAAATAATGACAAGTCACTTGTAGCAGAACCGACTGTAGTTTTAGTACTAATATTGCTTGATAGTAAGTCATCAGCTGTGACGCTTGGTTTAGCATCAATACCGAGAGATAGACTTTTACCTATCATGGTGCCTGCAAGATCGTCAGCCATGCCAGATACATTTGATTTAACCTCTTTAAAGCCATCAATCAAGCTTGTATTAAGTCCACCCATAATTGCTTTACCAGCAGGTTTTAGTAGAACTCTATCGTAAGAGATAGGTCCTTTATGTTCTGCAATCCAGTTGGCGATACCACCCACAAAACTTTTGACGGCTCCCCAAGCTGATTTCAAACCGTTTAAGAAACCGTTCATAATTGCGGCACCAGCTCCAGAAATATCAATGTTTGCCAAACCTCTAATTGTGCTTGAGATTGAATTGATAACTCCATTTACTGCTGAGCCGACACTAGACACCAAGCTACTAAAACTACTGAAGGCTGATTTTATGCCATTTATAACAGAGTTTATGATACCCTTAGCCACATTTATTGCATCTCCCATTGCCATCCAAGCAAGTGAGAAAATGTTTTTTAGGACGCCGACTGCAGAACCGGCACCACTGAACGCTAATTTTATGTAGTCAATAACCGTAGATATGATTGTTCCAGCAGTTGAAATCGCAGTCTGAATGTTAGTCCAAGCGCTCTTAATAAAAGCGCTCAAGCCTTGTCCGGCTGTGCCTAAATTACCAAACATACCGATAGCAACTCCAATCCATTCTGCAATGACACTGAGAACAGGTTGTACAAAATTAAGACCTTGAACCAGCAAGTCAATGATTGGTGTGACTAGTTGTATAGCCACTTTAACTGCATCAAAGGCAAAGCTAACTCCCATAAGCGCACCTTTTACAACACCACCTAAAAAAGACCCTAAAATTTGAAATACTGGCATCAAGGCATCACTTAGTATCGAAATTAAAGGTTGTGCTGCATTCCACATGCCAACAAACGAGTCAACAACTCCTGAGATAGCTGGTCCAACAATCGCAGCGAAGTTAGAAAAACCTGCTTGTAGGGCTGGTAAAATTGCTGAAATTAAAGCCTCAAAACCACTAAAATCTAATCTAGCTAATCCGCTGATAATAGTGTCTATCACTGGTGCAACTGCATTACCGATGCTAGTAAAAAATGATGGCAACTGCCCAAAAGCGGTTTTTAAACCATCAAAAACAGGTTGTAAATTTTGGCCAATCTGTGCAAATTTAGCAGTAATAGGACTTAAATCAATACTAATTCCAAGGCTACTCATTAGACCTTGGAATTGACTTGTGATAATAGGAGCTGCGGCTCCAATAAAAGTACCAATTGCCGATGGTAATCCTTTAAAGATATTTGCCACCATCGGAATAAAGTTACCAAATAAGAAATTAGAAGTTGTCTCAGCCAGTCCTCGTAAAGCCGGTCTGATATCATCTCCTAGTGATAAACCTGCCATTACATTTGTAAAAGAGGACTTCATAGCAGCTAGTGAGCCTGAAAATGTAGTTTTTGCTTCTTCAGCAGCAACTCCAGCGATACCCATGTTATCCTGTACCAAGTGTATAGCCTCAACCACATCAGCATAATTACTCAAATCAAACTTCTTGCCCATAGCGGCAGGTAACTTTTCAGCGTCTGATAAAAGACGCTTCATCTCTTCTTTTGTGCCGCCGTACCCAAGTCTTAGGTTATCAAGCATTGTATAGTTTTGCTTAGCAAATCCCTGGTAAGCCATTTGGATTGATGTGATATCAGTACCCATCTTAGCCGAGTTGTCGGCCATATCCATGATTGCCATGTTAGCAGCCTTGGCAGCCGCGACAGCATCACCTCCAAGTGATTGCTTTAGAGATGCACCCATTGAAACTGCTTGCTCTGCATAAGTATTTGCTGATATTCCAGCTTTGTATGCCTCTTTAGCAAACCCTTTGACAGCAGTCTCAGCGCCCTTATACAATGTGTCAATACCACCAAAAGATTGCTGCAAATCAGCACCAGCGGACAAGGCAGACGAAATCATCTTACCGATTCCAGCAGCTGCAATGGCACCACCAATCATTTTAACGAGATTACCACCAATGAGCGAACCAGCGCTCAAACCAGCCGACCTTGCTTCGGGATCAAGTTGCTTCGAGATTGCTCCACTTATTCCACGAGCGGATGGCATAATTTGCACATACGCTTGACCAAGTTCTGTTGCCATTAGCCATCACCTCCTAGTAATTGTTTACGTGCATTTGCAAAATCCTCGCCAGACGCAAAAGAAATGACTTCATTAGCTTTTTGTGATTTAGATCCAGATATAGCTTCAACCATTGATTTAGGTTTGTTTTGACCAGATTGACCATCCTTAGTTTTAGACCAAAACAGCAAATTAGTATTATCGTAAATACCAGCTAACAAAACAGTATCCAAAGCCTCAGTCTCTCCAGATAATGCCATTTTTATCCTAGAGTTAGACCTCAAACCGACAGCAAAAACAGCCACCTGATAAGCAGGTAGCTGTTTGTAATCATATATGCCGTAGGTTTCAGCTAAATCACAAGTTAACGCATCATCATCTTTTACTATCATCTGAGCGAGGATTGCTAGTTTTTTAAATCTTTTTGACTTTCAAAAATTTCTTTGATTTCTACTCCGATAGCTTCAACGTCTACGATACCTTCTGCATCTCGTACATGTTCTTTTAGAGACTTAGCAGCATCACCAAGTAACAAATTAACGATTTTAACTACTGCAGTTGGATCAGTTTCCTCTTCTGCAATAGCTTCAACAAGTTCAAAGTTTTTTAATCGTTTTTTAGGGATTTCGTATTCAAATCCTGATGTTGTTTTTCCTTTTAAGATTTCCATTCACTACCCCTTACATTTCAAGATTTTGTGCCTTTGGCTTAACAATATATTCGTGGTGAGTGTCCCCATTTTCATCTGGGAAACATTTTAGTGTTGTTTCATAACCAACGACTCCGCCATCGACATAGACAATTTCACCTACTTCATCAACTTTTGCATTTGGCAAGACAATTCGTTTAAGGATGCCGCCATTCATAATCATGTCAACAACAATTACATGAGCTTCTAACTCTTTTGAGTTTGACTTGATGTGAATACCAGCATCAAGGTCTCCCGTTACGTTTTTAGCCCCATAAACTTCCTTGAGAACCTCCACATTTAGTGACTCAATCAGCTTATAAGTAAACGTGTCTTCTTTTTCAGTCTGTACAGCCCCAACAATATCTCCACCCCAAGCTTTGATGTTTTCTGATGATCGTGTATCTTCGTTTGTAACGCCATCTTCAGACACATAGCCAAGATTTTTAAATCCGTCATCAAGATCATCGGTTGCATTTTTCGGCAATTTAGCGCCGAGTGGCGCCGAATAAATCGCCCCACCGGTCTTGGGCTTTGCAGATGTTACATTTTTAGTATCATTCTTATTCATCAATATCTCCTTTAATAATGATTAATATCAAATACAGCTTGATAGCGATAGCGCTTAGTTGCTGTATCTGTAAAATTGTAGTCAGCATTAAGATGTACGCCAGAAACTTGTGGCAAGACATCAAGCTGCTCAATTACTTGCTTTACTTTGTCATTAAGTAAAGCCGCCTCATACAACGATTCGGCATAACTTTGAAAAGCAAACGTGGAACTTAGCAAATGATTTTGCTTAGCCCCGCTAGTCTTTTCTAAGATGATGAATCGTGCAGGTTCATCTTTTTGATGTTCAAAAAAAGACGGCACATCTAAGTGCTCGTCTAAATATTTTTTGATAATTACTTCAATCAATCATCGCACCGCCTTCAACAATGTGTTGTTTTTTGAATTATCTTTCTTGGCCTTTATGGTTTTAGCACTGACCATAGCATTAGCCCTATTTTTCCCGACATGGATATCTTGGGCGTAACCATCACCACAACGTTCTCTGATGGCTGTGGCCTTAGTGGTTAATACCTGCTGCATTTCTGATGATTTCATCAATTCAGCAACACCAGCTTTATTGAGCTTGAATTTAAACTTACTCATATCTTTCCACCATAACTTTCTTATTCCATTCAAGCGGAATAAGCTCTTCAATACCTTCAAGAGCTAGGCCGACAGTGCGCCACTTTTCTCCAAAGAATCTAACTTCCTTATCTCCCCAATCGTGGTTGTCTCCTTTTGGAATAGCTAAAGTGTAAACAGCTTTTTTTCCTGAAAGGCTAAGCTGGCTTGTTATGTCATCGCTTGTTGCTGGCGATACAAGGACATTATCGACAGATATTTCTTTATCTTTTTTTATTGGATTTCCGAAAGGGTCTATATCGATAGTTACTTTATCTATCAAAGTAATCGTTATCCCTCTTAATTTCCCCATAAAGCTCAATACCTCCATACCTCTGCTTTTTTAGACCAAGCCGTTTAAGCTCATTGTCTTTTATAAACAGTCCCCCTCCTGGAACCAAATAAGTTCCAGACCAAGTGTAGCCAAGTGCCGATTGACTTTCTTGCGACATCGGTTCACCTTGAGTAGATGTCATGAGTGTTCTAGCTACAATGTCAACCGTAACCGATTTAATAACATTAACAAAATAAGGCTTATCAACCATCGTTTTATCTAAGTCTTTGCCAACTTTGTCAGCTTCCATTCTTAATGTATCTGATACGACTTTCAAGAGTGCATTTGCACGTTTCAATTCGTCAACAGATAAGGGACGCCATAACAAAATGACGTCATCTGTTGTTGCAAAATTGCCCACTTTTACCTCCTAACCAGGCAAGAGTGCCTCTAATTCAGGTTTCTTAGCTTTAGAGCTATATTTTATCCCAGCAGCATCTAACTGACGTTTAATTTCTGCTACTGTTTTTGCTTTTTCGCCTGTCTGCTGTTCAACCAAAGTCCAATCTCCACCACAAACAGGGACGGAGCTATAAAAACTAGCTCCAGTCTTACTGTTAACGTATAACATTATACTTCTCCTTTAGTGACACGAGCAAAGCTCTTAGCGTCCAAAATACCCCAGCCGATATACGCCTCAGCACGTAAGTAAATTTGGTTATACCCTTTAAGGTCTTTCCCCGAATTATCAGGATCACCGTATTTAATGATTTCCATTGGAATTTGTTTTGCATAACCCCACTTAAACATGCTTTCAAAATCGCCAATAATTACTAAATCTTTGGATTTTGCTTCATCAGCTCCAGCACCAACAGTAGTATTGACGGACGATTTCAAGCCATTGATGCTATCTGGATCCGCTCCCCAAGCAAGTTCAGGGTACATTTTAGGCCCCATCTCCCCATTGGTAACTTTCGCCAGTGCTGTTGAAAACTCTGTATCCATCGCAAGCCCTGTCACTACACCTTCAGCCCCCTGAATTAGATTAACAGCTGCTTCGATATTTGCATCAGCGTTTTCGCTCTCTGTAAATTTAACCACTTGCGTCACTTTACTATCAAAGTGATTCATGCCGATAACGTCAGACGCTTTTTTTGTACGTGGATTGATACCATGCATCGCCATTAGGTCAATACCACGAGCGAGTTTTTTCGCAAACCCTTCGTTAAAAGCTTTCAAAATATCAATCTTTTCCTCTTCTGTTGCATATAAAAATTCATCAGAAAGACGAGCACCATACTCAACCTTGATTGGGACGATAGTAACAGGCTCTAGCGATAAGCCACCGTGTGTTTTTTTACCGTTTTCAGCAACCACATCAATATCAGAATCTAATGTAAACGTAAATTCTTTAGATCCGTTAAACGGAATAGGTTTTTGGCTAGATAGTTTAGCTAGTGAGCTATGCCCCTTAACTTTATTGATAAGATCTGATACTAAATGTTTGTCAAATAAGCTCGCTTTTGATGTTTCTGTTCCCATATTTTTTCTCCTTTAATTAATCTTCTAATCTTCTGTACTTAATCCTTGCACTAACGCTCTGTAATTTGCGTCTGCATTACTATCGATATTTGGTTCGTTTGATTTTGCTGGCGGTTGTGGTTGGGATGGCTTAATAAAGGATGCTAAGCGTTCTGCATCTACTTTGAGTCCATCTTCATCATCTCCTTGCAAACGATCAGCTAAATCAATTGGTAAGCCATACTGTAACGCTACCTTTGTCCGTAAATTTGCCGTCTCATAATCGGCAATTTGATTCTTCAGGGTGCTAATCTCTTCCGTATAGCTATCAGTGTTTGATTTAGCATCATTCAAAGCAGCTTGTAAGCTGCTTTTTTCGGTTTCAAGTTCTTCTACACGAGTTTTCAATTGGTCGTAATCTTGGTATTTCTCACGTTCTCGAGCAATGCGAGCTTTTACGATTGCATCCAATTCTTCCTGTGTTTCGATAACTTTAAATTCTGACATATTAACGTCCTTTCCCGGCAGTTCGGTAGATTTTTTTAGCATTAAAAAAGCACCCTTTCGGATGCAATTTTTAACAGCTGGTTCTTTGCTTTCTTTTCGGTTTTGTCGTGTAACAAATCCAGTGCGCAAGCAATGCACTGTCCATTAAGCTAATATCTCTATCATCATAAAGCGATTTATACCCAAAACCACCATTAGAGCCAATTTGCCTCTTTTCACAGTTTGTGACTACTGCTGTCAAAGATGGCTGATCACTATGACAAATGGTTTCCTGCATGATCCCCTGCTCCCACATCATGTTAGCTGTGATAATTTCAGCAACTTTAGGCAATTCTGGTTTCTTTAGACCTTGCTCTTTCATCTCCTGAGCAAGTAATTCTTGGCCGCTGGCGCCATCAATTACAACCTTAGCAATGTCAGCTGATTTCAGAAAATTAATAATCCATTGAGTACCATTCCTAACTGATAAACAGTCAATAGTCTCAACAAATACCTTATTTTCTGATGTTCTTGCTGCAATTGATAGTGATACGTTGTTGCCATCTTGACCAAACTTGATACCGACAAAAAGCTTGCTTTTGAGTTCTGGCACTTGCTCAACTTTGAGTTTTGCCCATTCTTTTTCGGATATAACTGATTTTTGGTTAAAGGATGGCCAATAACCTAAGCGTTGGATGTTGTGATCAATCTCATCCTCACCAAGTTCGGCTTCGATTTTACGCTCATTTAAATGGAATCCCATCGATGGGTTAGCAATATACCAACTTTTAACGTCATGTATCGGCTGCATTTCGTCAACAGACCATTCCGCCCACCCAGAGTACCGCTTATTGCCTTTTAAACAATCTTTACGATAAGCCTCAAAGACTGTACCTGTTGACACCATGGTTGGTGGTGTCCCACACATGATAGTCATAGGATTATCACTATCAGTTACCGTGTATTTCAACGCTGATTCTTGCTCAGATGTGTATTCTTGTGCCTCGTCAATGATAAGTAAATCAAATCCCTCACCAAGTCCACCGTTTGATGTCCTAGTCCGGAACTGGATAACAGCACCACTAGATTTGAACTCTATTCGTTCTTGTCCTTTTGCTTTGTTTGATATAAAATCTTCACCATCAACGTAGCCCGACATTTCAAGATATTTTTTTACCTTCTCAAATGATGCGTGAGATGTGCTGATGCGATGGGCAGTATGTAGGATTTTTAAACCTTTATGCAAAGCCCACAGCTCAACAATATAGACTACTTCCGTCTTACCGTTACGCCGTGGGATAGCATAACCATACTTTTGATGCACCCACAAACCATCTTCATCGACGGCCATGATTGGGATAAGCATGTTTTCTTGCCATGGATAGCAGCTTAGCCCTGTTTTTTTGTAGTAATTAATAGCTTCATGCGCTAGAGATTTAGCAAAATGTAAATTTACCGATTGAGTAGGTCGCTGATTGCCAAGCTTTGTTTTCGTCTTAGTAACCATACTTATTCCTTTCAATCGTACTGCCTAGTTTTTAGCCATGCGACAGGGCACAATAAAAAGCCGTATTGCTACGACTTTGGTTTAAGTTGATTCATAAGTCTGTTCAAAAACATCAGGTTTACATGGATAAAATTCACCAGCGATGCCTTTGATGATGTAGTCGCCTTTTTGAGCGACCATGTCGCCTTCAAGAGTGGGGATTACAATACTCAAAGTCGAACATAAGGTATTTTGACCAATAAACTCTTTGATTTTTTCATAGTTTGTACCCGTAAATTGAATTGCTTCAACTACGACCGGTTTCTTACGATATTTCATATCACTTCCCCCACTTACGTTTGTAGTTTTTCTTGATGTAGTCAACCGTGTCACCGATTGCCTTGATAACTGATTGGTTATCTAAAGTAGCAGCTTTAACAGTCGCTAACTCTTCGTTTGTTGCCAGAGCGTTCCGCTGAACAATTGATTTCAACTCCATGATTTCTTTGTTTTGATTTTTAATTGCTTCAGCCTGCAAGGCATTTTCTGCAATCAATAGCATGATAGCTGTTTCCAATTTACGTTTTTTCTTGATACGTTTATTCATTACCTTCTCCTTTATTTAACTTTGTTGCACACGACATTTTAGGGACAAAATTTTCCGCAGCTTCTAAGGCTTTTTCGTAAGCTTCTTTTGTTTCATTGACTTTATTCATGATTTGTTGAAATTCGTCTTTGTTTTCCCAAGTCATTTCGACATTTTATGATATTTTATTCATGCTTTTCTCCTTTTTGGGCATAAGAAAAGCACCAGATTGCTCTAGGTGCTTAATATATTGCGTTTTCTGGATCTGGATCAATCGCCACCCCGCTATTAATAGCTTTGTTTAATTCCAGTGTTGCATCTGGTAGAACCTTTTTCCACTCATCAAAGTAAACGTCTGGCTCCCAAAAAAATACTCTATCAAGCGAGTCTTCTCCAAACTTTTCAAGATATTGTTTTTCAGCGTCGTCATATTTTTGACGCAGTTGCCGATGTAATTTTGGTTCCATATTTATCACACTTTCACAAATAATCCAATAATAAAATTCAAAAATTCAGGGTCGTCATTGATTGTCTTGTAGTCATATTTCCATGTTTTTTTGTCAAAGGACTTAGCAAATCGTTCTTCAGGAACAAAAATACCTTGTAATCCCATAGTGAAAACTTCAGCTGCATCGCTGTAGTATTTACCAATATATGGTGATATAAAGTCATCTTTCTTAGTAACTTCCCCAATACCATAATTTGAACTTGGAAAAATATCTTTCAAGCGAACCTCAGCTTCATTAGCAGTTCTTTTATCTACCCAGGCTTTCTCTAATCTTACTAAATCAGGATTAACCAGTTCAATCATATGTCCTATCTCATGGTAAGGTGTTGTTTTTCTTGTTCCATTTGTAGCAATAACTAAATCTTCATCATATCCATCGAAGTAACCGCGCTTCCTTTTTATAGCTTTTAGTTTTTTACCAATACCGTCCGGAACAGCTGCCCACTCAGTTGGATAATTTTGAAAAGCCTCTTGTAGCTGGTCTTTAACAAGTTTAGATGAACCTTTTGCCCAAGTATTTTTAGGTATTTCTCCACCGATTTCACGAAAATTTGAGAAAATTTCTTTTAATTTCTCTTTATCTCCTATATGTTCTGAAACTCTAAAGTGATAATTGATACGTTTCCCTATATCAATTATATCACTCGGACCAACCTTTGTCATATCTAACTTAGCGATATCATTTTTGATAGATTCTACTAGAGCACTTTCCTTAAATTTTTCAACCCTTTCTATAGATTCTTGAGTTTTTTCTTTCTTTCGCCAGATTTTACTCCAAGCACTCTGAACTTTTCCATTCTTCGGGTCATAGTCAAGCGTACATCGACACCGCTGATGTCTTCTCCATACGTCCTTAGGGACTTTTGGATAACTATAAGTGCCAACAACCTCACGACACCATTCACAACAGTTGCCACTTTCTGTTCTGACAACCTGTGGCGTCATACCTGTTTTATATTGTAAATCCGCATTTGCCTTGATGGTATCATCCACAATGGACTGCGAAAAATTAACAATCGGTTCACCAAACAGCCATTTTACATCATCAAATGTATTCTCGCTATCCAAACGATTTACCATCCCGTTAATCTTGTCTCGATTTAGCGGTGGACGTTGCACCTTTAGACCAATCTGAGCATTCTCATTTAAAATCCGCTGAACATCACCAGCATAACCTGAAATCAATTTGTAATTCCGTCCCATAGTCTCATCTAAGAGACGCTTAGCGATATTGTAATACATTTTACCGTCTGGTAATTTATCCGAGGTAATAGAGCCTGTCAGAGCCAAAGATAAAAGTTTTCCAACTTCAATACCAAACTCGTTGACTGTTTTATATGTTGCTTTTTTAGACTTCAAATCTGCAAAAGCCTTAGCAACGACCTCGCTTTTACCAAAATACTTTTCAAAATCCTGTTGAACTGATTTTAAAATCTTAGGTAAGACATCATCAGCCATCAGTTGTCACCTCCGTCGCTTTTGGAGTTGGATTGTCAGAACCTTTTACCCCAGTTAAGTCACGGATAACATCTGCATCCATGAAACCAGGAATAGCTTGATTAAGCTTAATAGCGCCATCACCGACTAAAGTAAGCATATTTGCATCAGCTTCAAAAAGAGGTTCCCATTTAATTTCAGTATCCATGAACTGATTGCGTAAATAAGGAAACTCATCCCTTAAACAAACAGCAATATACGCCACATTTAGAAATCCAGAAGCAAAAGAGCGTTGAGCTTTACGTCCTGCTGCTCTTAAATTTTCATGCGCTGCTTTAATAGCTTCTACTGATGATGGATTGTCAGATGGAAAACCAAGATCATCAAGAGTGAGTCCAGAACCACCAGCGAATAGGGAAGCATACATTTTTAAATGCTCCATGAAAGGAGACATACTGGCTGTAGTAAACTGACCAACAGTTGGCTTATCTCCGTCTTCATCTTTTGAGATTTCCAACAATGTGGATACCGTGGCACGCCACTTTTCCATCGGTTCAGCGTCTGGATCCATTCCCAAAACATATTTTTGTGGGAATGAGTAAAACTCAGCCGTAACCTCTGCTCTCTCAAGCGTTCTCTTCGCTGCCTTTTGATGATACATTCCAGCCTTGGTAATGCGACTGCGACCAAATGGTCTAACTGCGTCTGGTCTGTGAATGATAGGTACAAGCAAGGGGTGACCTGTTGGATTTTTAATATTATATGGTTTCCCTTTTTTTGGATAATACCAGATGTCTTTGTCTGTGAAATAGGCCTCTAACGTAGGATTACCGTTTGAGTCAGACTCTAAAATTGCATAACCCTCTGTTAATAAAAATGTAGTTGGGTCAAGTATCCCCGTCGCTTTACTAGCTTCGATAACTTGCATTTTAGGTAAGCCGTCTTCCGCTCCTGGCATGATGTACACAAAGCAACAAGATGCAATTAATGCTGACTGTATGGCTGTATCAAAAAAGATATCAGGGTTATTCGCTTTAAAAATTTCCCAAGCATTAAAATCATCGTTGGCAAACTCCCTGAAAATAATACGGTCCGCAAGGCTATCAACCCCTTTAGCGGTCCATTCTAACACAGACCTGTACATTTCACGCACATTATTTGGCATGACAATACTTCGTGTGTCGTCTCTGTCATCCATGGCATAATAACGATATCTTTTATCAACTCCAGTTTTAAAAAGAGCTAACTTCCTACGAAGATAGCCCATACCCATATAATTCATTTCTGCTCCTTTATTTTTTGCATGACTAAATCTACAAAGTTTTCTTCATGTACATCTATTCCTTCAATAAGTGTTATTCCAGTAAAACCAAATTCAGATTCATTTGCCAAAATTTCCTTTTTTAGTTTTTTATAGTGCTGCGCTAAATTACGTATTTTTTTAGGCTTTTCTGTCACATCTGTGTTAGGATTTAGGACTTTCTTTTTTTCTTTCCTCTGTTCAGCCCGTTTTTGTTTCATCAATTTACGTTGTTTCTCACGATTGCCTTTCTTACGGCATTCTTCAGAGCAATATAAAGTTCTATTGGTTTTTGCTTGGAAGTTTTTTTTGCAAATTAAGCATTTCTTTTTCAATGAAATTCAACCTCCAAAATTTTCTAAATCCTAACGTGAGAAAAAATGTACAGTGACGGCGTGAAGCTCGGCCGACCGACCGGGTAGGGAGATACCCCCCATTTCGCTTCTAAGAGCTTTTAGTATAAATCAATATATTTGCCTAAAATCACTTTTTAAATGCAAAAGATGACCAGTCTCGACTTTGAGGAAGGTTTCTGTTGCCAATTGTCTTTGGCTCGTTGCTTGCTTGGTTAGCAAACAACTTATCAGACTTCTGCCTGTTGCACTGCCAGTGAGTTAACTGTAAGTTCTCAAGCGCTGATGGATGACCACCTTTTGCGATAGGAACTATATGATCTATTGCTGCGCTTAATGGATGTGGATACTTAAGAGACTTGTCCACTGGCTTGCCACAGATACCACAGACAGTGGCTGCCTTTAGTAACTTCTTTTTATTTCTGTCAAATGCTACCCGGTGGGTACCTTTTTTATCTGCCCTTAACTGAGACATGGATGGGCCTTTCTAAATTTAAAAGAGGGGGGTATTTTCTTACCTGTCCCTCATTTCTTGATAATACTATATTATCACTTTAAAACTGTCATGCACTGTTATTCACTGTCAATCGCTGTCATTTACTGTCAAATTATTTAATTCCTTAGTTGCAACTCTTAACAGTCTGAAATAGGTGCTTTCGCTGCAATTTAGCTCATCAATCACTTGCCATCTAGTCATCTTATCAATATAGACCATACTTAAAATCATTTGACTGTCTGTATTTTCAAGGCTATCAATCAGGTTTTGAAGCTCTCTTTGTTTTCTTATAGCTTCAGCAGTCTTCTTTTCAATATCTTCGGCGGTTGCAATCAACTCTACGTAAACACCATCTTGTCGTCTTTTGTTGCCGCCAGAGACTTTATCTGCTGTCCATTTAGGGCTAGAAAGCAACGAAGCCTCAATCTTATCTCGACGTCTGATTAAACTAGCGATATATAAATCTAAATTGCGTAAGTCTTTTAAAATTGCCTTAGCTTTGCTCACTAACTAGCTCCTTTTTGATATAATAGATTTGTCAAATTATTAACTAAGGAGTCAGCTGTGAGCTGGCTTTTTTTGTGGAGAAAAGCCCTCTCTTTCTTTTGTTTTTTGACACAGGCGTACGATGTCAGTATTAGCGCCTTGAATAATAACAAATGACCGATAATCTGCGTTAGATTTGTTTTGGTGTAAGGAGGTTCTCGTTTCTATTTTTTAATTTCGGTCCACCCCCACAGAGCCATTGCAGACTCTTGAGCACTTGCGTGGGGTTATAATTTTGTCAGCGATACCCATTTAAACTGTGGAAACTGTTCTGCTTGTTTGCGGGTGCATTTAGTAGCCTGATGTGGATTATCAACATAAGATATATACCTGCAAGTTTTATATAAATAATACTTATGCCATTTTTCGCTATATAACACTCCTAACTCTTCAGTCATTCAGTCACCTCTTTCATAAATCCCTCTCTCCAAGCCCAATCGAAGTCTTTGCGGATTTCTCGTTCTGTGAGGTGATTGCTGTTTTTATTGTAGTAGCAATCCTTTGATTTTCGTTTTACCAAAAAAACTTTATTACCTTGTCTTTCAAGCACAAACTTGGCGTGACCTCTGCCTTCCCTATTCGGATTCGGAATTTCAACAGTGTAAAGCTTCTCTTTTTCAATGGTGATATTTGGATAAGCTAGCCATGCTTGGGCAAATAGGTCAATGTTTGTGCTATCATTAGTGTCATAAAGCCATTTCGCCACTTCGCCAAAAGCATCAACATCATAGGCAAGTGATAGTGTTAAATCTTCTTCTTTGCACTCTTCTATCCAATCCGCCACACACTGCGGTACTTCTGGTTTTGGTTGGTTTAACTGGTCTATAATGTCGCGAACCTCGGCTTTTATAACACTGCTAGTCTTTCCATAAAATTTTGAATTATCTACTAATTCTTTCGCTTCTTCAATGTTCATTTTTGCATCTCCTCTAATACTTTTAAAAAACACTGCTCAGCAATGACTTGATCACTGCCTTGCCATAAGTCGCCTGTCACTTTTGTGATAATGTCACTGATGTTTTTCTGCGCACGATCCAGACGTTTAGCGATACGATTGCGATCAATTTGTTTTTTTGCTTTGAGTAAGTCCTGGATTAATCCATTTCTCTCAGCTACCCACGACCGCATGTCTTGGCACATATCGTATCTGTCACCGCAATGTCTGATGTGACATATAGTATCGATTACCTTTTCGTTAGTGTTCATTTTGTACCTCGGTTAAAAAATTATAAATATCAGTTTGAATTCCTTTTTCAAAAAAGACTGGTTTGAAACGTACTAAGCATTTCTTCCTTCGCTCTCTTATAAAAATCTTTTTTTATTTCAAATCCATAAGCATTTCTATTCATTTCGATTGCTGCACGAATTGTTGATCCGCTTCCAGCAACAGGATCAATAACCACATCATCAGGATCTGTGAAAATCTCAATTAATCTTTTTAAAACTGGGATTGGTTTCTGTGTTGGGTGGATAACTGGATAAGAGCTATCCTTTTCCCATGGTAAATGATTTAAAACCATTGCGCCATTATTATTAAATTTAGGTAATTTATCCCGATATAATACTGTCGCCTCCTCAACCGCTCCAACAATCCTCATGTTCGCTTTCAAGGCCTGTGGACTGGACTTCTTGATAAAATAAAGCGGATAAGCTTTTTTGAAACCATGCTTTTTACCACATTGGATAACCATTTCTCTTTGTTGCCATGAATGAAAAACAATCATAGCAGGCGCTTTGCCTTTTTCTTTTGGCTCTTTTTTTAATAACCGTGCACTGAAGCCAAAGAAGTTATTAATTTTGAAATCATTATCTGTATCAAAAAATGATTTTCCAGCCAGTTTTGATTCACCGTTTTTATTACTGCCTTTTTCATACCAGCGTGGATCGCTTGCATAAGCATTGGTCCCTAAATTGTAAGGTATATCTGCAATAATTAATTGCGCTCTTGGTATGTTGTAACGTTTAGCGTTCTCAAAATGATCATTATACAATTCGCATTTCACATCACTATCCCCCATTCCCAGTCATTTCCGCAATCCGTTTTGTCTGTCTAGCTCTATCCTCGCTAGCACGTTTAAGCTGATACTGCGTGCGTTTTAATTGCTGCGTTAAACCTGTGATTTGCGGCTCGTAGTAACTTTTAAGTGATACGCAAAGCCCTGATACGACAATCAGCATAACTGTTAATGCAGTGATAATGATGTTTTTCTTTTTGATTGCTTTGTCTTTTTTTACTAACTCATAAAGCAAGCAATCATCTGTTCTTCAGCCATCCGTTTACCCCTTCATGTAGTACTCGTTTACGCGCTTGCCGCTAGCTAACTCTAGCTGTCTAATAAACCGCATCGCTTCGTTTTTGGTTGCGAACTCGTGCTCCTTAAACAGTTTTTTGTCATAGATCGCGTAAGTCGCTGTAATACCTTTGTTGTAAACTCTCACAACGTGTTTTTTAGTAGTAGTCATGTGTCTCCAATTCATCAAGATAGCCTTGATTGACATAGTATGAGCCAATCAAAATAGCGTCTGCTTCGTCGTCTTTGACCGATTTATTAAATTCTTGCTCCACTTTTGTTTTTGACTGTAATTTCATGGACTTCTTGCTTCGGTCTTTGTAGCTAAACTTCCAATACTTACGCCACGTTGATACATTGATAAACACGACGTTATCAGCTATTAATCCTCCTAAGATAATTCCTGTAACAATACCGATTTTAAGCATGGATTGCTGGTTAGTTCCCATAACTGAATTTTTTTCGACTGCGATTGTACTAAAATAGCAATCGTATTTTTTTAATGCTCGTGACTGGATTAGCCTTAATTGACTAGCCATATAGCGGCCGCGCTCAAAGTAGGATTTACTCTTATGTTTTAAGACACCACTCTGGATAAGGTCTGAGCCTTTAAATAAGGCCCAACCTGTTCCAGATGTTGAGATGTCTAACGATAAAACTAGATTGCTCATTCAAGCACCCCGCGAATGCCAAGGGTTTCAAAGATATTTCTCTTATTATCTTCGATAAACGAGAATACTTTTATGATTTCATCTGTGTCTTTCTTATGCTCTTTAGCAAAATATGATGATGTTAGATTGATTTTAGTTTTGGGTTTAGCTTCAAGAATGAGGTCGTAGGCTGTTTCGAATAACTCTCCATCTTCATCAAGTGACGGTTCGTCGTCAATCTTTTTAAAATCACTAATAAAATCCCATTGCATAGTCAAACTGCCAGAGATGGCAAAGATTCGGTTTACTCTATCTAAAATTAGTGCTGTTCCTGTTCCTGTAATTTTGATTTGTTCCATATTTTTCACCTTTTAAAATCCACACTCGCCCTAAAATTGTGTGTGAGCATTGGCAAGGACGAGTGTAGCAATTCTTTATATCATCAATCCTGTTAACTTGACGATATTCCAACTTTCCTTTCTCACTCGGAAAATATTGATACTGCAAAGGCCGAGCTTCACTTTGCAATAGGTTGTTAAAAAACTATTTTTTATTTACCATCCGCACCGCCGAGCCAATTCAGCTTGAGTAAGAGGCTCTATATTTTGATAACCGCTGACTTGATAATTTTTTTTAAAATCAAAACCTAGCTGAGTTAGACCGGTCTTGAAACGGTCTTTTTCAGCCGTATCTTCAAAGTACACCTCAAGTGTCATTTTTTGATTGTACTTTTTAAACTCGTTTTCAGCTCCTGTGAGCGTTTCTTGGTTGTTTTGGGATAATTGCCAACCATCCAAGATTTCGCCTGTTTCCTTGTCGATTTGTGGCATTTCTGCTGATTTCTGAGCCTGTTCTTGTTCTTTAGTTTGCTGAGCTGCTAAAAGTTGCTCTCTTTCCTCCTCGGCTTTTCGCATTTCCTGCTTTTGCTTTTCAGCGAGATAATCAGCTTTAATCTGACCTAGCACCTCTACAAGCGTCATCTCTTTTAGCATACGGATGTAAGGTTGGTCAGTCATACCATACTCAGCACATTGTCCTGAGATGGTAGCTTTTGCTTTTTCGACCTCTTGCTCCTTTTGATATTCAAAGGTAACCAAGTCCTCAAGAGATTTCATGGTGACTTTTTTGAGGGTTACACCGTCCGCCATAAAATTGCCAGCTTTGGTGTACTCCATAGCTTTTTCGTCAAAAATACGGGGGTCAAGCATATACTCGGATGCCTTATTAGACAGGTAGCTCTTTACTGTATCTAATCGCAGCGCTTTTTGATGGTCTTCGAATTCTTTGACATCAGTTGCAATCTTGTCAATCGTGTCATCTAGTGGCTTGCTTGCCTGTTTGATATATCCATCAATGTCGTCAGCAGGCTTTGAGAGTTCCTTTTTTACTTTGATACGCTCATCAGACAACTGTTTTTTGAGCTTGCGTAGATCAGCTAGGACTTGCTTGTCATCTTTGATAGTTCCAGCTGTGACTGCATAATTTTGGTATTTTGCCACAACTTCGTTGATGTTTTGTTCAAATTTTTCACGATCAATAATTTCAACTTGTGCCTGTGTGACTTTTACTTGTAATTCTTGCATGGTTTCCTCCTAATACTCCAGTTCTCCTTGTACTGGATCATCAGTATGTTCAGACACTTCATCAACGGGATAGCTAGTGTCTGCTTTTTGAGTTTGTTTCTGAGTCTGTTCTTGCTTGTACTGCTCAATCTGTGCCATCTTCCGTGCTCTGACTTCTTCCTGTGTTTCCTGAGGAGTCACATCTTTAATAGCATCAAAAGTATCGCCACCGTCAATATCGGTGTACATATTACCGAGTTCATCAGGAAAAGCCTCTCTAAGTGTCTGAACAAGTGCTGTTTTTCTAATCATTGTTCCTGGCATTGATTTCCAAGTACTTCGTGTATTACCATATTTGTCAAGTTTGACATATTCGTTAAAGTCAACAGTAACTTTGTATCGATGTGAGCGGTCTTTGCGGTAAACAATGGCCCATCCACCTATCAAAACATCATCAGGTAGTTTTAGAGAGCCCTCAATTTCAACCATCTCACCATTTCTCATAACAGTAATGCCAGCCTCGAATCCATCATATCCTTCACAACGTTCAGCACGTTTCATAAATGCCTCTTTAGATACAATCAAACTGAAATCTGTGCCGCTATTATTTTTATAGGCCACAATATAAACTTCGTTTGCAAATGGATTAAGGTTGCGCCCCTTACACAAAGCCAGAGCTTGCCCTACTTGTTTTTCGCTAAGCAAGTTCTGAGGATCAAAATATTTTTTAATATCAGCTCCTGTCAGCAAACTTGGATCAGTTGTGATATCACGTTTAACTTGTTGTGTTGATAATTGATTTGCCATCTCTATTCACCTCCAAAAACCTGCTCAAACATTCCATTTACCATACTTTTAATTTCTTGCTCTTTTGTTAACTCTGGCACTGATTCGCCATCAATAAATTTTAGGTCATAGGATGCTTCAATAACTACAACATCACACCCAAACGTTTCGGCTAAATTATCGATTTTATCTTTTTGCATGTTGTAAGCTTCTTCTGGTAAAAATGATGCCAGTTGAATGCTATCTGTAAGTTCCACATTATAAGCAAGTACATCTTTTTTGTTTTTGAAACTCTTTAAAAAACTTCCGTCTTCAGTGTTTCTTAGCACTACAATTTTTTCTTTGATGTTCATTTCATTTCCTCTTCCTGTGTTTTAGTTGCTCTCCCAGTCTTCACTAAATTTAAAATCATTGGATTTGCTCACATAATCCCTCGACTGCAGCATGTATATCTGTCTGACCTGCGCCAAGATATGTTATTCCCGCTGCTAAAAAGACTTCTCGTGAAGTTAGAACTCCACCGAGCTCATCAATTGCCTGATCAAGGTATATGCTAAACGTTTCAAGTTCTTGTTTAGCTCTGATTTTTGCTTTTTCTGCTTGTTCTGGTGTCATATTTTCTCCTAAATCGCATATTTCTTGCGCAATTGCCGCAATAGTGTCATGTACTGTGATTTATCAACAAGCCCGAAATCAAGCAATCTCTCACGTTCTTGATGGCTTGCTCTGTACCAGATAAGCGTTTCTCTATGCTGTTTTGTCATAACACATTCTCCTGTTTATATCGCTCTATTCTTAATCGGTCTGCTTCTGCTGTTGTCATACCGGTTCCAAAAGCGTATAGGTTTATCCAATTAAAAATTGGCTTAACTCCATTTTTTTCGATTCCTTCGGCGCAGTAACTAGCAAACTTAGCAAAAGTCTCTTTACTCGCCGTTTTACCAAAATCTTTTTTGATTTGTTTGTTAAAAAAATTAAAAATCTCCTGATCCATCTTCTATACCGTCCATGCTTCCTAGAGCAAATTCTTTTAAATCTGGTTCTTTGTAGTCTGGATTCGACCAGCTTGGGACGTTTGAGGTAGTTACACTTCGTTGTTTTTTACTATCTTCAAACCGTTGCAACCTGTCTCTGACCTTTTCTACTGTCGTATCTCCAGATTTATACCAATCAACTAAGATTTTATTGATATACTTCCAACTGATTTTGTTGTTTTCTACCGCTTCTCTTAAGGCAAGGTTGACAACTTCAATTGGCATGTTATCTTCGTGAATCCACTTTTGAATATCTTCGATTTCAAATGGCGATATCATCCGTCCAAAAGTTAATTGGAAATTTTCAAAAAGCTTTTTTTCGTCCATAGCTCCTCCTGATGTTGATGATGATGCTTATTATCTGTTAGTATTTATTGTTATTTAGTATTTATTTAGTGTTAGTATTTATTAGTTGGCTAATTTGTTGATTAGCAAATTGCACATTAGCAAATTGCACATTAGCAAATTGCACATTAGCAAATTAGGTATTAGCAATTTTTTCTAGTTCTAAGTCCTGTTCTGCCTTCAAAGTATTGAACGCCTCGTCGCTTATTTTTCTGTCAGAACAGAATCTATAGGTTTCGGTACCATATCGCCCGCCAAATGATTTTCTATAAGTTCTGATATACTTGGCATTCTCTAACGCTTTCAACTGGCTTCTGATTGCAGATTCGCTATCCTTACAACGTCTAGCGAGCTCTTCAGGATAGACTCTCCACTCGTCTGCATTACTCAAAATGGTTAGCAGCAGTCCTTTTTCCTTATTAAAAAGTTCTTTGTCCTGAATAAATTCATTACTAACAGCTGTGTAACTACCTGTTAATGTCTTGAAAAATGTACTGCATCAGCTGACCACCTCTCCTCTAGAGCGCTTCTCGCTCCACCCTTTACTGTTTTCTAAAGCCACTTCCCTAAAAATTTTTCGCTTATTCTCGGGTGAGTTATGTTTTTTAATGACTTCGTGTTGTATCCTAGCGATCATACCTAAGATGATTGTTGTTACTAATAAAAATAATTCTAATTTGTTCATGTTATGCTCCTACTCTTTTTTCGAATTTAATATTTTCAAGCATTTCTGACAGTGTCTCTTTTTTTGTTTTATAACGATTGCGAGATTTCCACTGTACAAACAGTTTGAATCCTTCGTAATCAATGAATACGATTCTATGCGTTGGATTTAATACAAACTGTTTAAAGTCTGGATGATCACGCATTTCTGTCGCCCACTGCTTTGCAGTAGCAACTGTCAACCCCTCCCATTGTTGAATCAAGTGTTTATAATCACCATGAGAAGCTGTTTCATTAACATCAACTGCTCTATAAGTAATTTCTGCTTTTGGCATATTAATATCCTCTCTCTTATGTTATAATTAAGTAAATTAAAATTTGTTTTGAGTCCGACGGCAATCGGACTTTTTTTGTTATCTAAATTCGTCTAAGCTGACTTTTAATCCTGTAGACAGCTTGACCATGTTCAGCCATGACAGATGTTTAATTCTTCCACTTTTCAAGTCGCTAAAGTGGCTTTTGTGAATCCCTGTCAATTTTGCTAATTTGTTCATATTGAGATTCCTCTCAATCATCAATTGTTCAATTTTTTCCCACATAATCTATATTGAAAAATCAACATGTTGTGTTTGGTTTAGTATTTACAACTACATGCTGTGTTTTTCGTTCCTTTCTGATATAATTTATTTGAATATGACCTCTCACCGTTGTATTCAAAAATTATGGAAAGGGGTATAGTTATGAAAAAGTACATTATCGATATCATTGAAAGTGGTCGTTTAGTTGTTTTAACTTTTGGAAAATAAGATTCACAAGCCTATGACACACTTATCGATAAACGTGACGGCGATGAAAATTTGATTGAACTTGGTAAAAAGGCCTATAATACTTCTTATCTAATCAATCTAAATCATGTTCGTTACGTTAAACCCAAAGAAATATCTAAACGTTTTAATGGATTCTAGTTGTAAAGATCATCTTTGATATTTATATTGAATTGAAGTCTATCCTTTGGATGGGCTTCTTTTAGTTTCTTTACTTCCGTGATTGCTTCTTCAGATGTTGTGCAATATAGGGTAAATGTTATTTCGTTCATGCTATCTCCTTTCTAGTTCCCTTCAAATTCTTCCCATGGTTCACGAATGCCGAGTAACTTAGATACTTTGATTTTTAATTCAGCACTTCCTTTACCTTTATTTAAAAGATCAGTGATAGTCCCTTGACTCCTTAAACCAACGGCTTGAGTTAAATCAGCTTTTGACCAATCTTTTTCTTTTAAGCGTTGCTCTACTAAATCGACCCACTTCTCATGTTGTTTGCTCATGTATTCTCCTTTCACTCCACTTTTTAAAAGTAAAGCGAATTTTTTCGCGAAATATTTTTAGATTTTTTGTTGACTTTTTTTAAAATTAGTTTTAAAATCAGTGTATAAGAAAAACCTAAACAAATAGCTTAGAACACTAATACTTCAAGTCGCCAAACTTTATTTTTTAGTTTTGTTTTCGCTTTTTGTTTCGCTTATTCATTCGCTTTACATTTTATATTTTAGAACTAATTATAAATTTTGTCAACAGATTTTAGAATTAATTTTAAAATATTTTTTTGTAATGCTTAGAAAGGTTGTTATAACAATGTTTTTAGCATTTGACAGAATCAAAGAATTAGCTGACAAACAGGGTATTTCTCTTAATGAACTAGAGTTAAAACTAAATTTTAGTACTAATTATCTTTATAGTTTAAAAAAGGGAAATCCGAAGTCAGATCGTCTTCAAGAAATTGCTGACTACTTCCAAGTATCAACAGATTATTTGCTTGGTCGCACTGATAATCCTGCTATTGCTAATGGCACCACTAGTCAAAAAACAATAGACTTTAAAGAGATAGCTGCTCAGTCAATGTCTTATGATGGAAAACCACTTACCGATGATGATATTGATCTCATTGCAGCAGTCTTAGAACAAAGATTCAAGAATAGAGATTAACTATGGACTTATCACTTCAAGAGTATGTCAAAGGTCACGGTTATGAGCTTTTATTTTATGATAACCGTGGCACAGATAAAGAAGCGTTTGCTAACCATGACTGCAAAGTTCTTGGTATTGGTTCTTATCTTGATGATCATGAAAAAAAGAAAGCAATATATCATGAAATCGGTCATAAAGAGCATACCAACAGACAGTATGAACTAAATAGAGAACTGTGTGAATTAGAAGCAGACAGAAATATGATTCATCACTTGCTAAAAGAAGAGTTATCTTATTTAGACAATGTAAATGAATTCAACTATGCTCGTTTCATGGAAAAATATAAGTTAAAAACAATTGCCGATGAAAAAATGGTAATTGATGAATATTATACTTTAATAGGTTAAAGGAGATTATCATGGGATTTTTGGACAATGTAAAAGAAGCTAGTACTGTTTCAACTGCTTCTGGCGAAAATTATGAATATGTTGTGCTACAAGTTACACTAAAAGAAAAGCTTATAGGAACAGGCTCAGGAAATTTAACTGAACTTGAAAATGTTATTAATAAGCAAGCAAAAAAAGGATATCGCCTACACACTATTACCACATCAAATGGTGGCAGTAAAGGATTTGGTGGCGGAGATAGAATACAAGCTACAATGGTATTTGAGAAAATCAAGTAAAATAAAAAAGCCACACGTTCAACTTTGGTCGGTGCGAGCGTGAGGCGGATCTAGTATAAGAAACAACCATTAAATAGGTCGTTTTCTTATACTCATTTTAACAAAAAATGAGGTAAAAAACAAATGTGGATAGAAGAAACTGATAACGGTAAATTCAAATTTCGTGAAAATTATAAAGATCCTTACACTGGAACATGGAAACCTGTATCCGTTACTATGGAGAAGGATAATTCAAGAGCTTATAAAGCAGCTCGAAAAATCCTTGAACAAAAAATAACAGAAAAAATAGCGCAATTAAAGGCCTCTGAGTTACTTTTCACGGAACTTTTAGATGAATGGTGGGCGTTTTATAAGAAAGAACTTAAAAGGTCGTCTGTAGCTTCTCTGAGGGGTAACATCGAAGAGATAAGGGAAACTTTTGGAATAGGTGTTAAAGTAGTGAATATTGATCCTAAATACGTTCAGAATTATCTCGATAACCTAGATTGCTCTAGGAATAAAAAAGAGCGTAATAAGTCTATGCTAAACTTAGCATTTGATTATGCTGTTGGTTTGGATATTATCCAAGATAATCCTGCAAGACGTGCTAAACTCCCAAGGGTAAAGAAAACTCTTGAAGACTGGAAAAAGGCTGAAGAAAAATATCTTGAAGAAGATGAAATTAAACCATTATTGAAAGAATTGTACAGAAGACCTAGCACTTACCGTCTTGGTTTGTTGGCTGAGTTTATCAGTTTGAACGGTTGTCGTATCGGTGAAGCTGTCAGCATTGAGCCGTGCAACTACGAATCTAAGTCAAGAATATTGCAGTTGCACGGAACATTTGATCATACAGAAGGATATCGTAACGGGGAAAAGACAGCACCAAAGACATTAGCTTCTTATCGTGAAACCATCATGACAAGTAGAGAACTTGAAATTCTACAAGAGTTAGAATTTATGAACGAACTAGAAAAAAATACAAATCATAGATATAGAGATATGGGATACCTTTTTACAACAAAAAACGGTGTTCCAATTCAGACTAACTCATTCAACTTAGCTTTAAAAAAAGCTAATGAAAGATTGGAAGACCCAATTACAAAAAAACTTACTAGCCACATCTTCCGTCACACTCTTATTAGCCGTCTAGCAGAGAATAACGTGCCGCTAAAATCAATCATGGAACGTGTAGGACATGCAGACGCTAAAACTACTGCCCAAATTTATACGCATGTCACAAAGAAAATGAAATCAAGTGTAGCTGATATTATGGAAAACTATTAA